ATCAATAAAGGCCGAAAGGAGTAATTGGGAATGATGACCATGATTAGCACGTTTTTATCGTTCCTTGCAGGTGGACTGCCCAAGATTCTGCAAATCTTCCAAGACCGGCAGGACAAGAAGCATGAACTGGCTTTGGTCGCAGCCCAGAAAGAGCGTGAGTTGGCCCTTGCAGAGCGTGGGTTTATCGCGCAGGCACGGGTTGAGGAAATCAAACTGGAGCAAATCCAGACGCAGACGGCTGGCGAGGAACGCCAAGCCCTATACAACCACGACATTGAGATTGGCAAGGGTGCGAGTCAGTGGATGATTAACCTGCGAGCCAGCGTCCGCCCGGTCGTGACGTACATTTTCGTGCTGGAGTTGGTCGCGCTGAACATTGCCGGGGTGTGGTACGCATGGCATCAAGGGGTGCCGTTTGCGGCTGCAATGGCCGAAGTGTTTTCGGATGACGAAATGCTGATCCTAAGCAGCATTATTGCGTTTTGGTTTGGTACGCAGGCTTTTGGCAAGAAGTGAAAGTCAGCGCCGCAGCCATTGATATGATCAAGAGCCACGAAGGGGTGAGGACTAAGCCTTACCGTTGTCCGGCGCTGTTGTGGACGGTGGGGTGCGGACATGTGATTGATCCGACCCATGCGGCGGTGAAGTATGAGGAGCGACGAAATTTACAAATACCCGACGGCTGGGATCGCACCCTCACGATGGGAGAGGTGGACGCTATCCTTGCTCAAGACCTTGGCCGGTTTGAGCGCGGCGTGGCCCGACTTTGCCCTGCTGCTCTTGGTCATCAAGGCCGGTTTGACGCTCTCGTTTCCTTTGCTTTCAATGTAGGACTGGGCAGCCTGCAGCGCTCTGGGTTGCGGATGAAGACCAACCGTGGCGAGTTTGAGGAAGCGGCTGACGAATTCCTAAAGTGGACAAAGGCCGGTGGGCGCGTGCTTCCCGGCCTTGTCAAGCGACGTCGAGACGAACGTGCGCTGTATATGGCTGAGGGGCTAGGAGTCGAACCTAGATAACAGGAATCAAAATCCCGTGTCCTGCCTTTAGACGACCCCTCACCAAATTTCTACGCCAGAACGCTTGGCAGCCCATTCGGGCGGCGGTACGTGCCTCCAGTCATACGTACTGTAACGGGTTAAAAACCGTTCTAATGCGTTTATAAGTCGTTTCACGGCATGGCCTCCACGCTGTAGGACGTTGATGGTGACTTCCAATCCCTTGGAACGTCTCCGTTAATCCAAGACGGGTCTACCCACAACAACCTGTTGTTGGGGTACGCAATCCATTGGCCGTTGTCTAAAACGATAATGTGATGATCCTTGCTTTGGTCGCTGATTTCTGACCAACCGCCGTTGGCCCAGAACACGGTGAACAGGTACACGCCCGGGCGCTTGACGCCATCGCGTCCAATAGCCTGTACCCGGTGGTTACGCAGGAACTGCACCTCGCGCACCTCACAGAACCGGCTGAATGAGTCCCACCAGCACGCAACCTGAAGGCTTATGGCAGGGCATGGCTTAGAACATAAGGCGTGGATAGGGATGCGCGCCCACTGCGCCCCAGAGGCCGTCATAATCTGAAACATCGGTGCGCGCATTGGCTCACTTCGGAATCCAAACACGGTACATTCGGTAAACTCACCATGACCGCTTTGCTGGTCGTATAGGAACTCGTTACGGACGTAGGCCGTGACATACGGCGTATCTACCCAAAAACTCATGGTTCTTGCACCCACCGACTGTCCTTTGCACGCAATTCATGCACCTCGGCCTCTAGTTCCGCAATGCGCTTGAGGTAGTGATATATACGTTCGCGCATTTCGCGGATCTCTCTTTTGTATTCGGTTGAAGTGTGAGTCATACGATCCCATTCTTGTTCCCATTCGTCCATCATACGACGTCCTCCGCTCGTAGTTGTGCGATGGTTCTAACCATTCCTTCAAGGTGCGCTAGGCGCACATAGTCGCGGTCAAGGTCAGTATGCGCCCTGCGGTCGATTGCGTCGTGGCACGCGCTACACGCCCACGCTCCCAGTAGATCGTCGGCTTTAAGACCCATGCCGCTAATACCAGACAAACGCACGTGACAAAGCACTACGGTTTCGCTGTTGTGGTTGCACACCCCCGGCAGGCGTACCGTGCAGCCTCGCCCCTTGGCTTGCTTGCGTAGGTTCACGCGAATAACTCGGCCTGTCCGCGCAACACATAACGGGCGTATTTCTTGCCGTTGCGGGTTTCGGTGACCGTTTCAATGTCCAGCCCCGCCTTTCGCAATTCAATGATGCGTGCCGCAAGCCTAAAACATCCATAATGGTTCAATGCGTCAATCGGTGATAGGTCGCGCCCAGATTGAAGGTGAGCGCGGATCATTTCTGTCTGTGTCATGTTTCGCCCTCGTAAGGTTGTGGTATCAGAATGCCCATATCAGCGCACTTGGCCTCAATAAACATCAAGTAGTCGGTGAATTCTTGCTTGTTGAGCGTGGAGGATCGTTTGAGCGGGCGCAGTCGTTTACGCCCAAACCCCTCCAGCGTCTCCCATCCAAAGCACTCACCCAGAAAGTAATCGTGCAAGTCATCCCGTGACCAACCGACCAGCGCCTCGCCACCGCCCTCAATAACGGCGGGATAGACGACGCCCCAAAGGTACGCATTCTGTTGATTGGTGCGCGGCTTCTTCCACACCTCCACAGTCACCGCAAACGGTTTCTGAGGCAGGTTGCGGTACATGACCTCAACAGCCTTTAGCACCTGCTCAACAGGCGTGCCGATGGGGAAAATTCGTTTCATACTTGCTTGCTGACCTCAAGCCAGTCGCGTCCATACTCAACGTCTACCCAATCCTTAAACCACGGCCCGCCTCGGGTGAAATGGACAGCGATGGGGTTGGGGCAGTCGTGACGGAAATACCATCCTTCTAAGTAGTTCCACGCCACCGGCAGCGACCCAATGACGTCATCGGTGAGCCACTGGAAGCGGTGCAGATACATACCCGATTCACGATTGACCACCTCGGGCGTCAATGCCTTGACTTGTGGATGGCTACAGTTGATAAACATGAACGATGACCAGTTCTTACGTGGATACAAATGCTGCGCCTTGTTGTCCATTTTGACGGCCTCGGCAGGCCGGTAATCGTGCTGTACCACAAAGCACGCTTTTGCCCCGTCCATGTAGTCGGTGATCGCGGCGATGTCCCCCCGAAAAAGAAAATCGCAGTCGCAAAACAAGGCCCAGCCGTCATACCCGGCGAGGTGTGGGGTCAAAAAGCGCGTAAACGAAAACTCGGTAGACGACAGCGGATCATGCTCACGCCAATAAAGGCCCCGCTCACGAAGTTCTGACTGCTTGATGGGCTGGATGTCCACCGGGATGCTGGCGTGCTTCAAGATGCTTTTGCGGCATACCTGATACGCAATATCCTCGCGGCTGTCCCAGCCGACAAACACGCGCAGGTCAGAACGGGATGGCGTCGTCATGCCAATTGTCCTCGGTCATTTCCGTCTTGGCGGGCTGGCGAGTCACCTTGCCCTCGCTTTTCGCTTGGAATGACAGGCTCATGTATTTGTCGCCTGTCTTTTTGCTGGCCTTAATCCAGCCCGACACGTTGTAATCGACGTTGTTGATGACGCACGTACCCCGGTAATCAGGCCTGTTGGCGTTCTCGCCCTTATCGTTCTTAAACAACACTCCCTTCATGTTCGGATCGTAATTCACAGTTTTAACTCCTTCAGTTTTGCCAGTTTGTCGTCTAACTCTGCAAGGAACTTACGCACCTCGGTTTCTAATTCGGCAATGCGCTTGTCGTCACGCGGGACATTTTTAACGAACAATTGCAAGTGTTCCGGCAATCGGGGGTCAAAGGACACAAAATCGCACCACCACGCCCCCGTGCAAGCCATCTGGTATTGCATCTGGGTGATGTACTTCGTTGGGATGTCCTCGGTTAGCCACAAATCAAGGTGGGTCGCCGTGTTCGGGCATTTGATTTCGATAAGGCCGTCCCAATGCGTTTCGCCATCCTTCACCAGCCCGTCTGGGGACGCCCCTGACATCGGTATGGCGGGGTGGTCAATAAACCCCACCTCCTCCACCAACTCGCCTGTACGGGCGCTGTAGGCGGCCCTAGCGTTAGGTTCCTGCTCGGTACCCCACTCCATCGCGGCGTTGCTGAACGAGGACGCTTTCTGCCCCGTCAGCCGTTCCACGATAAGGTCGGCCATGTAGTTCTCACGGCTTGCCGAGTACCGGGTCTTGGTCTTGGCTACAACGTCAGCAACGCGGCTGGCGGTAACCTTGCCCAACCGGGCGGAAAACCATTCGTCGGTGCGCTGTTCCATCACGCAACCCTCAACAATTCAACGCATTTTTTGCCACGGTTTATTGCGGTCATTGCAGAACCGTTGCCCCAGAATTTGCTGCAATAAGAAGCAATACCGCTCCGCAAAGGCTCGGGGTCAAATTTGTCGAAAGGAATTTCAACCATTTGCCCTACCTGCAAATCTGCAACGTATGGCTTGTAATACTGGCATACGCTCCCAACTGGGTACTTGAAATTACGGGTTCTCTGTTTTGTTTTTTCTAATTGCAAATCGCCCTGCGTAATCGTTGCGCCATCAGGCAGCACAATTACAAACTTGACGGCGGGCATGGCTTGCAAAATCACAATTGCTTTGTTGAATAAAGCGTTCATGTCAACTCCTTCTTGCGGTTCGTAAAAGCGTCCATGTGCAACTGGCGGGCATCCATCGGCAACGACTTAAACAACGCGGTAAGAGCCTCTGCGGAGTCGCAAGCGGCAATTTGGTCAAGCACCTTGGGGTCTGGTTTAACTCCACGCGCCTGTGCGGCCTCGGCGTCGTCGTCGGTCTGATACACCCCGACAATGGCCGCCAACGCATATCGGCGTGCGTAGGTCAGCCCAGACCCCTGAGCCTGCGGGCTGGCGTCCTTGGTCAAAACCGGCATTTCACCGCTGATCCATTCGCCACTGCTATGCAGCAAGGTCGTAACCAACATCAGCCCGTCGGGCGTGTGGCGGCTGGTCTGCGTAACCGCCAAGCCGTTGTCGGTAAGCGGCTTGCGGCAGGCTTGCCAGACTGACTCAAGATCGGCGTAGCGTGACTTAAAGAAAGGGTTAGCCGCGTCCTTTACAGCCCCGGTAATTTGGCTTTGTGCCTTGGCAAGCGCGGCGGCCAATGCGCCACAGGTTTCACTCTGCATCGTTTGTCTCCTGTAGTTCTGCTATCGCGTTGTTGCAGGCTTCAATGCGTTCTTGTTCCTCGCGTTCCTGCATCTCAAGGTCAAGTTGATGCCACCAAGAGGCGTCATCGTTACCCCACGGTTCAGCGTCCATCGACCACCTCCGCGTCACACGAGTGACCGTCG